AAAGATGACTACGTTGTATCAGAAATACAATCTGATTATGTTCCTGCAATAAACAATTTAAGAAAAGAGTTAGCCGAGCCAGACGATATTATTAACTACGACCGACTCGCTGAAATAGAAGATTTTACTAGAGCAAACAAACGGAACTTGAAGTTGATGGAGCAAGCTCCCCTTCAATCGTCATACCCCAGAGTCGAGATGAACAAGATCCTAGCTGAGGCGTTGGCGGACCAAGACACACCAAGCTCTATCATGTACAATGATGCTAGTGTCAACAACCCATCAGCTCCTAAGGATCTTTATCGCAAAGTTATCCCTAACGAATTCAAGCGCCTTTCGAGAGCCTATGGAATTCCATTAGAGGATATTATGCAGGAGGCTCCCTCAACCGCATTCAACAAAAAACTTCCAGTCGCGCAAAACCTTGAACGACTCCGTAAAATCGGAGTTCCATTTCTCGGAACCATACCTGCAGCTGTTGGCTTGAGTGAAATAGACGGCGAATAAAATGTCATTTACAGAATTTAAAAACATGTATAGAATTGCACTCAAAGAAGCTGAGGACCAAGTTTCCACGGTAATTCTTGAGAACCGCTGTCTTAATTTTGATCAGTATCAAAATCTGACAGGTCAATTAACGGCAATAAAGCTTTGCCAAAAAGCTTTCGAGAAAACAATCGATGAGTACGAAAACGGCGATTCAGAAGCCCGCCTTTAAACTTCCCACCACTTCCCAAGATATTTCATCCTATTATCCAGACGTTGAGTGCCCGATCGAGCCCTTCGGAGACCGCGTCATTGTTCAGATCCAAGCACCCCGTCAAAAGATTGGTAGTATTTTTATTACTACTGACACGGCCGAGGCTGACAAATGGAACCAGCAAACAGCAAAAGTAAAGCAACTAGGACCTGTCGCCCAGGACATGGGGCCTAAGCTAGGATTTAACATCGGAGACTTTGTTAGGGTCCCTCTTTACGGTGGAGATAAGGTTGAAGTGCCTCTTACCGCTAAAGATATTTCCGGAGGTGACGGCACAGCCTTATTTGTCACCTACCGGGCGCATGAAATCATTGGCAAAGTAGTTTGTGACCCCCTCATTATTAAAACCGTAGTTTAGTGGAGCTTAGAATGGATAAAGACGTAGAAGACCTGAAAAAGGAATTGAATAAGGATGAAGCCAAGGACGATCAAAAAGAAGTCCAGGGCGCTGATGATTATGACGATGAAGACGGTGCTTCTGAAGAGGTAGAGCTTGACTATGAAGACCAAGAAGACGACGAGGACGAAGAAGCTGCAGCTGATAAGAAAGAAAAAGACCAGGCTGAGGGAGAAGCGAACCCAGAAGTTGATGAGGAACGCCAAAGGCGCCGTGAACGCCGCAAGCGTGACAAAGAGCGCAAGAAAGCAAGAGACCGAGAGTTAAGACTTCGCCTTGATCAAGAGCGCTCTGAAAAAGAAGAGTTGGCCCAGCGCCTAGCAAGGCTTGAAGAGCGCCACGTTTCTTCTGACATCGACAACATTGAGCGCGAGATAAACCGCGGCATTAAGGCTATGGAGACAGCTAAGGCTGCCATGGCAAAGGCTGAAGAAGAAAAGGACAGCATGACTTGGGCCAAGGCTCAGGCTCTGCACCGTGAAGCCCAGGACCACGTTCGGAGGCAAGCGTCTCTGAAAGAGCACGTCATCGAGGCCATTAAGACCAGGCAGTCTGGCGGAGCCATGACTGTGACTCCTCAAATTAAAGCATATTCTAGTGCTTTTTTACGTAAAAACGGAGACTGGTTCGACCAACAAAACCAAGGTCTAAAACGGGCTGTCCTGGAAATTGACAATGCTGTCATGTCCGAGGGCTTTAATCCAAACACTGCTGCCTACTGGAAAGAGCTGGAAGCCCGTTGCCGCACAATATTCAATAGACCTAAGAAAAAGCAACAACGGACCACTGTTGGAGGAGCTTCGACTCAAGGGTCTATGAGAGACACAGAGCCGGGCCTTGACGCAACCTTTGTGAAGCTTCTTAAAGAACAGGGTCTATGGGATAAGCCCGATATGAGAAAAAAGGCTATCGAGAACTATAAGAAGCAACGTAAACAATAGAAAAAGGAAAGTTTACAATGACCGAGAAACTAGATAATATAAAAACGGAAGCTGAGAAGCAACCTAATGATGAGGTCCAGCGCAAGCGTAAGTCTGACAAGTCAGCCGCAGCGCAGGATATCCCACTTGTGAAGCCTGAGGCTGCCAAGTTTAATCCTTATGTTGATCCAGCTAAGACTCAAAATGCCGCTAACGCTGCTGCCCTATTTGCGCAACAGTACGCTGAGGAATCCAAAGCACAGCAGGCCATGGACGAGTCCCAACGCCAGTCGGATGCAGAAGCTGAGCGTGTTTTTCAACAATACCTGGATTCTCAGGTCAACACCATTCTTCCCAATGTTAAAGACGACGCGCTATGGCGCTATTGTTGGGTTACTACTGACACTCATCTCGGTGGTGACAACGTACAGACAAGGCTGCGAGGCGGTTGGATCTTGGTGAAGTGGGGCGAAGTCCCTGGTTTGACTCCTGATGTAATGAATAACAGGTCTGCTACGGTAGGTGATATTGTCACATTCAACGAGATGGCTCTGATGAAGATCCCTCGTAAAGTGTGGGAAAAAATCATGACATACCACCACCACACTGCTCCCCTTGAGCAAGAAGCTTCGATAAAAGCTAGGATCACAGGGATGGTTGGTGATAGGTCGAAGGTTGCAAGTCCTGAGTACGTCTCGCCAGACGTCCAAGGGTACGGGCAAACTTCAAAGAAACCCAAATTTTAGACACAAGAGGTAATTAAATGTCTTCAACAAATGCTCCCTTTGGGCTGCGTCCAGTAGCTCACCTTAAAGGCGGCGAACCTCGTTTGGTGCGCATTAAAAGCGTTATCCAATCAGGCTACGCCGCAAGCCTTGGCAAATATACGCCTATTAAAATTGACCCCACAACCGGTTACATTGTAGTCGCTGACAACTCCACAGATTTTGTGGGTGTGTTTGCTGGCTGCAGCTACCGTCCTACGGGCCAAACCCTGTTCACAACGACTCACTATTGGGTAACTGGTACCACGTATCAGGCTGGCACAATGGAAGTCTATGCTTACATTGATGAAAATATCATCTATGAAATCCAAGCTAACGGCTCGCTGGCTCAAACAGCCATCGGTCAACAGGCTAACCTGGTCAACCCAGGCACAGTCAATGGTTTGGGCTTCAGCTCTTCTGCAATTTCGACGACGCTTGTTGGAACAGGTAACACTGACCAGCTGCGGATCCTCGATGTAGCGTACCTCCCAGATAATGCCTGGGGAGACACCTACACCGTTGTCAACGTGCAGATCGCGATGCATCAATTCGTCAGCAACAAAAACACGCTGGCATAAGCTAAGGAGATTTTGCAATGACAATTATGAATTCCGCCCAGTTCCGAACCCTTGTTTCGCCTATCATGTGCGCTGTATATGACGCGAAATATGAGGAACTAAAGCCTGAGTATCCTGAAGTCTTCCATGTGGAAGATGGAATGAAGTCTGACCAGCACGTTATTCCGATCCTTTCTGGATTTGGAGTAGCCCGCGAGTATACTTCTGGAACTCCTATCGAATACGACACTGGCCAAGAGATTGGCCAAGCGGTCGGCCGCTACAAGGAATTTGGCCTGGCATTTGCCATCACCAAGACCCTTGTAGAAGACGGCGAAGAAAAAGCCATTAAGTTCGCAAAACGTTACTCGGACGAACTGGCCGTTTCTCACCGTGAGACCGAAGAGCTAGAAGCTGCTTCCATCCTGAACCGCGCATTCAACGGTTCCTACACAGGATGGGATAGCGTTAGCCTCTGCAACGCCTCGCACCCAGGAGTCTCTGGCACAACGTATTCGAACCTGCTCTCAACTCCTGCCTCGTTGTCACAGACGTCGCTCGAGCAGATCATGGTTCAGATCCGCCAAGCAGCCGACTTTAATGGTAAGAAAATCTCGTTGAAGCCTCGCAAGCTCGTTGTTCCTCCTTCGTTGATGAACACCGCGATTGTGTTGCTGCAAACTGTACAGCGTACTGGTACAGCCAACAACGACATCAACCCCATTAAGGCCTCAAAAACCCTCGACCAAGATCCAGTGATTATGACTCGTCTGACGAGCACGACTAACTGGTTCGTGACGACGGAAGGCCGCAACATTGACAAGAATGGCTTGCTGTTCTTGAACCGCCGTAAGCTTGACCGCGACACTATTGGAGACTTTGAAACCAATAGCATGCGCTTTAAAGCGACTCGCCGTTATGTTGCTATGTGGGCTGACCCCAAGTACATTTACGGAACCCCCGGAGTGTAAGACCCCAGAAGCCCGGCCTAAAAAACCGGGCTTCTCCCCTCCATAAGAAAAGGATTAAACCATGACTCATTTTTCCGATACCTTTTACATGGGTTCTCCGGTCACGAATATTTCTTCCAATAACAATGGGGGATTTGGATTTGGGCCGCTCGTTCCCATTTACGTTTATGATATTACGCCGGCAACTCTGTCTTCAAACGCTCTCGCGGTAAACTTTACAGCTGGTGGAGCTGGCAGTGTAACTCTCGCAGCCGGTACAGACATTACTGCAGTGACTCTTCCAGATGGCACAACTGAATATCGTTTTGGAACTCCACGCAGCGTGTCACTTACGTCCGCTGGAAACATCTCAGCAGTTAACTTCACGATCACCGGACTCGATATTTACGGCAACGTGATAACTGAATATCGTTATAGGCCATCAAGCCAAAATATTCGACCCTCTTAGGGGTTTCAAAATCATATTCGATAGAGCCGTTGGCTGAAGACTGCACGAAGGTGGTGTCCACATCTCCATCAATTAAGTTTTCTACGTCGCCGCCGGCCGAAGACGTGAAGTTGGCGGCCTCATTGGCGTAGTCTGCTTTTCTGTAATAAACACCTTGCTCGTCGATGCTTCCTACTGGAAGCTTATATATCTCCGTTCCAGGAACAACTCCGAAGACGGTATGCTCAATGGTCCAGAGGTTCACGCCGTCATTCGCAAGAGCCGATAGATACATGAACAAGGCGAGCTTTGCTTTCCTCACGGTCTCGGGAGTCATCATAGCAGACCGGACTCCACACATGGTGAGAGCCTGCTCGATAAACTCGGCAGTCGTGACTACTGTCTGTCCTACTGTTCCGCTCGTGGTCATGCTTATCTCTAAGTAAAAATAGGCCTACAGCTTTGGGCTATAGGCCTAAGTTTTTTGTGAGGACACTTAAACCTATTTGGATTTCTTCTTGCCCTTGGCTGCCTTTTTTACAAGGCCTCCTTTTGCGTAACCCTTAACGGCGGCCACTTTTTGCTTTTTTGCTGGTGCGCACTTTTTCATTGAAAACTCCCTTATGCACTAATGCTTGATTCCACTATTCTCGCGTCTAGAGTAGCAGAGGTTGAACTATTTACTTTTATTCTATACCCAGTCACAGGATAGTCATAAAACACTGAAGCCGAAGCAATAGCTCCTACAACTGCACTATTATGACACTCAAACCAGTTGAGAGACGCATAAGCAGTGTTATAAACATCATCCATCGTATGCTCAAGGGTATAATCAATGGTTCCGGACACGTCGAAACCAATTCCTGTGTAAGAAGAAACTCTATTGGGATTAGCTGGAATTACCGTGGAATTTCCAGTTGAGGCTAAACCAGCTGACACGTTGGAAGCAACGGCAGCATTAGCAGTGATTGAAGTGACTAGATTAAAGTACGCAGTAGTAGTGACGGTATTGGCGTTAGGTCCTGCCAGCGTTTCTGTAACAGCGTTGCCAGTATAATCTAGGCCAGTCACTGTGAAGTCAATAGCTGACAAGTTGGCTGCTGAAGTAAGCGTGACCTGCCTTAAAAACTTGTCAAAGTTTATTGTCTTTGTCCTTGGAAAAAGAGGATCAAGAAGTGAGCCGTTAATCGTCAAACTGCCAGCTGCTCCCAACGTCTGATTTAAACATATGCTGTTTGTAGAGTACGTTGGAAACTGAAGCTGAATGGGCTGTGGCATTAACGCC